CTACCGGATCGAATTCATCCGGATACTGGCCTTGACCAGGGCGAGGGCCCGGATGCGGTCCACGGCCACCTCTTTGTCGGCGTGATGGGGGTTCTGACTGACGAGTTTCACGTACCCTTCCCGCTCGGATTTTTGGATGTATTTGACCGTGATGTACTCTTCGCCGTCGATGTCGATCGAGAGCAGGTACATGTCGCCCCAGAAGATGTCGCCGATATCCTTGAGCTGTTTGTAAAGTACGATGTCGCCGCTTTTGAGCAGCGGGTACATCGAGTCGCCCACGATATAGATGGCACCGTCGCACTTGGGCAGGTTGGGGATGTGGATGAAATTGACGGGCCGCGTCTGCGCGTGATCGGCGAAGAGCGGCACCAGGCCCGCCGTCCCTTCTATGGAGTAGAGGGGGACGCTTTGCAGCGGCAGCGTGTTGTCCGTGCGGTGCATGTAGGCGGTCAGATCGGGTTCGGCATTGAACATTTCCCCTTCTCCGCTGTCGAGCCAGTCCGGATTGACATTCAATTCTTGAACCAGGATGTTCTTGTTCCGGGACGAGAGCGCCGCCTTGCCCGTTTCGATCATCGAAAGGGCGGCCTTTCCGATGCCTAATCGTTGAGCTAACTGCTCTTGTGTCAGACCTATTGTCTTTCTCAATAGTTTTAAGCGATCCCCCGTCATATCGTATCAAAATTTTTTATGGTAAATATTTTGATTCTCTTGTATTAAATTCAAAAATTGAACTTATCTTTGTCTTGCAAAGTTAAACGATTTATTTTGTTTATGCAAAATTTTTATTGAACTAAATTCTTTTACGATGACCTATCCAATTATTCCGGAGTTATACGGTATCGTCGCTCGCAAGCTGTTGGATGAAATCGGGGAGAAGAGTTTCTATTCCGGTTCGTTTTCATTCGACTACGGTTCGAAAGAGTGTCGTTTCGTCGCCTCGATCGTAATCTATCGTTCGAAGGAGTGTCTGCCCGAAGGCGACGCCGATCGAATCGACGACCTGGTTCCCGTCTGGTGGGAATTCCATACATCCGACCAAGCGGGGGAACGCCCCAACGATTTCTCCTTTTCCGAGCTTAAGGAGTACCTCTTCTGATTCGACTCCGCAAGATCGCACATCCCATCCGGAGCGGCGCCTCCTGCGGTCTTTTTCCGAACACATTGTTCTTGGTTTTCGATACCCGCTGCAACGGGCGGTTCCGTTTTTCCGTTGTCGTTCGAAAAGTTGAACGCTGTTCTGCGATTGTCGGATGCGGCGATTCTGGAATCCGGCCGACCCGTGCGTATCGAAACCCTCCGCCTCCCTTCGGCAGCGCCGTGCCACCGGGCGGAGCTTAAAAACTACTGACCTATGAATATAGATGTATTGAAGGACTTGTCCCCCGCAGAACCGGCTTCTGCGGGGGATTTGCCTCCGTTCGGCCTGTTTGCCGCCGGAGTCTATCCCTTTCTGGAGTTCCGGTGGTTTCACGAGGCCTACTACCGCGTACTGGAGGCATTCGCCGCCGGGCGCGTCCGCCGGCTTATCGTCACCATGCCGCCCCAGCATGGCAAGAGCGTCGGGGCTTCGACCCTGCTGCCCGCCTACCTGTTGGGGCGCAATCCCGATCTGCGGATCGCCATCGCCTCCTATTCGGCTTCGTTGGCTTCGAAGTTCAACCGGCGCGTGCAGCGTATCATCGATTCGCCCGAATATGCAGCCTTTTTCCCGGAAACGACCATCAAGCGGGGAGCCAGGCCTCCGGAGTACCTGCGTACGGCCGATGAGGTGGAGATCATCGGTCACCGGGGCGGCCTGCTCTCTGTCGGCCGCGAGGGGGCGCTCACGGGCAACCGTGTGGACTGTTTCATTCTCGACGACCTTTACAAAGATGCGATGGAGGCCAATTCGCCCGTCGTGCGGGAGAACTGTTGGGAGTGGTACACCTCGGTCGTGAAGACCCGTATGCACAACTTCTCCGGCGAGTTGATCGTCTTCACGCGCTGGCACGAGGAGGATTTGATCGGCACGCTCTGCCGCCGGGAGCCTTTCGTCGAGTTCACCGACTGGGCGCAGCTCGACACGCTGCCGCCCGATACCTGGCTCTATTTGAACTTCGAAGCTCTCAAAACGCGTCCTCCGTCGCCGGTCGATCCCCGTGAACCGGGCGAAGCGCTCTGGGAGGAGCTTCACGGCGCGGAATTGCTGCGTGGTAAGCGGCGGCTCGATCCCGTGCGGTTCGAGTGTATGTATCAGGGGCGTCCTTCGGTGCGCGAAGGGCTGCTCTACGGGGATAATTTCCTGACTTACGAGGAGCTGCCCCGCGACATCGTGCGCCGGGCGAACTATACCGATACGGCCGATACGGGCGACGATTACCTCTGTTCGCTCTGTTATGTCGTCGATCCGGACGGGGTGATCTACGTTACCGATGCGGTTTATTCGCGCGAACCGATGGAGATGACCGAAGGACTGGTGGGAACGATGCTCCGCGAGTCGGGTACGCGTGCGGCACTGATCGAGAGTAACAACGGAGGCCGGGGATTTGCCCGCGCGGTGCAGGCTTTAGCGCCGCAGGTTCGTGTGGAGTGGTTTCACCAGTCCGCTAACAAGGAAGCCCGCATCCTCTCGAACGCAGCGACGGTGGTTCATACGGTACGTTTTCCCTGCGACTGGGCGCTGCGCTGGCCCGAATTGTATGCCCATCTGACCACTTACCGCTGGAAATTCCGTGCTAACCGCTGGCACGATGCCGCAGATGTGGTGACGGGCCTCGTCGAACGTGAAATCGCCGGGCGGGACACCCGTATTAAAAGCGTTAAATTTATGTAGGCGATAGATCGCGGTTCGTGTGTATTCGCGATTGAGGTTTGTGTGGTGCGGGAGAGAGAATCCGTTGGTGTGTCGTGGACGTGTTGATCAGTTCTGGTCTGAAATCTCTTTCGGTCCCGGTAGGGAAGGTGTTTTGGGAAGTTGAAAAACATACGAATTGTGCCGGCGACCGTCGGCCCGTCATTGCCTTTGTCACATAACGCTTTGGGTTAAAAGTCTTTGTAAAAATCGATTTTCATATAAAGGATAAGGAGGAGCAGGGCATAGAGCAGCGACCACCGATGATGATCGAGCATGTTTGCTACGGATGTATTTTGTGGTTATTGTATGCTATGACGAAGTACATCGTTGATAAAGAGATTAGTAGGACGATATTATGGAGCTTGGGGCGTGATTGTCGCTGTAAAAAAATGAGGCGATGACGAACTAAATCCTGATAAATCCTGGGGGATACACTAAATCGTATAATCAATCACCATGGCAAATATTGCCGAATAGGCGCTCTTTGAATAATTTTTTATATATATAATCGCAAAATTCATTTGTACCGATTGTAAAATTCAAATGTGCATTTTTTCGTGATTTTTGCACTCCGAACGAAAAGCGTTTAACTCGTGTTCAAACTACCTTTGTACAAAGGAATTAAACGATCGGAATGTTTATGCGGCAACCTTGTCGAGTAACATTATGATGTTTTCTTTTATCTTCCGTTTGTCTCGGTTCCACTCGACCGGTTCGATTCCTTTCTCATATTGCGGATAAGGTTTTTCCGGCTTTATGAATCGAAAATGCTTGCAAAGCGGGTAAATGTAGCGATATGTTTTTATCTGCAGCACTTCCAAATCGCCAATCAAATACGCGATATTCGAGCGTAAATAAGTGGATAACGACGTCGTATCTGTAAGGTTTTGTTCGTGTATGATTTCCTCGGTTCGTTTATTCCGCAGGAACCGCGTATAATGGAATCCGTAATACCGGAAATTCGACGCCTTGTATATCGTTCCGCAGCCGAGGCGACCGTCGGCGAAGCTCTGAACGGCGACGATGTTCGGATCAGCTTTGCGCAGCAGTTTGAGTGATGCGGCAATCAACACGCTTTCGGCGTTCTTCCCCAGCGTGTCGTCGATCCACATGCGATTGAGCTCGCAAACCCACGCTTTCGGGTTCGGGTGCGTAAATATCTTTGCGGCGGGGTTTTTCATGTACCCGTAAACGGCAACGCCGAGGCATTTGTCGGGTTCTTCCGCCCGGAACACTCCGAAATTGTACTTTCCGAAGCCGCCTTCGTTCCACTTGTGCGAGTAGTGGTTCTCTACGATCATACGCTTTGCCTCCTCTTTGGGTACGCCCTTGATAATCAATTTCCCGAGCGTGGAGGTCTCTTTCACGATTGCCAGCCCGTCGATCGGCTGGGCTTCTGCTTGTTTCTTACATGTCATTCAGCATAAAGCAATGTTTTTAGGGATTTATAAAATGGTGTTCAAAATGTTTTCCTATCTTTGTAGTCTCTTACCTCTGCACACCAGCAGGACATAGAACTACAAATGCGAAAACGCCGATACGCGACCAAAGGATTGCCCTCGGTTGTGCGTATCGGCGCATTTATGTTAGTGCAGAGGTAAGAGACTCACTAACGGCCGGGGGCTTTTTCATGCCCCCATGTTATGGATCAGTTTTTCATCATCGGCGGTCGTTTTTCAGGTGGGATGTATGGATATTTGCGGTTAGGGATGTAGGTGATCCACGCGAACAGATGCCGCCACCATCGACGGGTATAAGAGGGATCGTGCTGGTTGTAGATCGCCTCGGTTTCAAAACAACTGTTCCCATAGGCGCGGTTGTAGGGCGGCAGGAGAACTTCTATTGCGACCGAAAGGCCGTAAATCAATAAGGGCGCCGGAACGGCCGCCAGCATCCACCATGCGGAAACCCCGAACAGGAGGTGTGCCGCCACCGTACCCAGCAGACAAACGGCGACGATCTCCAGTTGCTGCCGCATGTGGATTTTCTCGTGATTGAGTAGTCGGGCCGTCAATGCGACGCCCTCTTTCACGAACAGCCAGACCAGCACGGTCAATGCCGTGAAGCGGCCGAACGGAATAAAACGATTATATACGATTTTCATCATATTACGGAAACTCTATAACAGGAATATTTATCGATATGGCCGTTCAACATCATAAAGCTCAAAGTAATCAGTTTCGAGCCTTTGGGGATGGCGATGCTCGAATTGGCGGCATCGCCTGCCAGCAAAAGAGAAATGGTCAGGTTATTCTCCAGTCCCGCTATGCATCTCAATACCAATTCGATAATTTGAAGCGGAGCGGATCCTGCCGGAAGCGTGCTGTCGATCGCAAACGAGGTTTGGGTTCGTCCTATCTCTCGTATATACGAAACATATCCTCGGCCTTCGAGGTAGCTTACATTGGAACTTAATTTCAATGTACTGCCGAGGGTCATTGTTGAAGATGAAATTAGACCTTGCGTTGGAATGACATCCAATTTCTTTTTGTCGGCTGCCGACATCAGGCCGTTTGCCGACCGGGTGGCTACGGCCGTCGATGCTTTGCCGTTCCAGGTCGTTTTCTCCGCGTCGCTTACGAAGCGGTGGTTCGCGTCTTGTGTGATGTTCGAGGCCGAAACAGGCCCCTCAAAATTCCCCCCCCCGACATATGAGAGGGCGTTCCAGGCAGTGGCGCCATCTCCGATTTTGTGTTTGCGCGGTATCGGATTCATAGACGACCTCTCCTTTCAGCAGGACGGGATTTTTGGCCGTGAGAGTCGCTGCGGTATGTACCGGATGCTGGATCCGGCTCTGTATGGTTTTGTTCATATCGATCAGGTTTCAAAAAAGGTGACGAGTCCGTATATCCGCATCCCCAAAATGAGTGCGCTGTATCATATTTCCCCCCGTAGGAGTTCATACTTTCTGCGTCCCCGTCACCAGAATATTCAGATATGCAAGACTGACGGTGTCAAACCGCAGTTGCTTGCAGCAACTTTGAAATAACTGCGCGGTCTTTCGATGCGTCTTTGGGCATCGCCGACGAAAAGGACTACGCCGGAGTAGAATGATACGTACATTTTTAGTTTTCCGAACTCGTCCTGCCCGGCCCCTCGCCCGCAGATGTTGATTCCTCTGTGCAGATCGAACTTGACCTTCCCGCAATAAGACGTATCGCTGATCCGTGTCACCCACCTGCCGAACAGGGCCTCGACGGAGATCACCGGAAGCCAGCCGCTCTTGTCCGCTTTGTCGGACTCGAACGGGATCGGATCGATGCGTGTCGATGTCCACGACAACTCGTCGCGTGAAAATCTGTCCTGCACGAGTTTGAACCCGCTGCTGGTCGGGCGCAGCTTCGCAGCGCTCGACTTTCGGACTCGTGCATTCTTGTAGTGGAGTATTCCGACGCTGCAGCGTTTAAGAATCGGATCCGCAGGGTCGGTCGCGGGTTTGACGTAAAGCATTCCCCCTTGCACCTTCCACCGCAATGCGGGTACTTTTTCGACATCGGAGGCATAGGCCAGTGTGTTCCAGGCCGTCGTGCCGTCGCCGAGTTTGTGGCGTCCGGTATCGGATTCATAGACGATTTCGCCCTTGAGCAGGACGGGATTCTTGGCGGCAAGTGCCTCCGCCGTATAGACCGGAAGTTGTGTCCGGGTTTGGATTGTCATTTTTGCTGCCATAGCGTCAATTCATTCCGGGGATTGAACATTGGATAATCACCTCGCCGTCCGTCAGGTCGTCGAGTTTCTTCTTGTCGGCCGACGACATCAGACCGTTTGCTGACTGGGTGGCGACGGCCGTCGATGCCTTGCCGTTCCAGGTCGATCGCTCCGTATCGGTTATGAAGCGGTGCGTGGCGTCCTGCTCGATCATCGAAGCCGGATGGGAGGCCGGGTGCCGGTAGTTGTTCGCCCCCGATGAGATTCCCGCCAGCTTGGCCTTCTCCTCGGAGGTGTAGTCCTCGGTGGAAAGGCCCTTGCCCGCGACCTTATCGACCTTTCGGCCGATCTGCGTGGCGACGGTCGTAGCGAAATTCGGATCGTTGCCCAGGGCGGCCGACAGCTCCTTGAGCGTGTCGAGCGCCGCAGGGCTGCCATCGACCAGTTCGGCGATGGCCTTGTCCACATAATCTTTGGCCGACTGGAGCGTCGCGCGGTCGCCGCTCTCGCGGGCGGAGGCCTCCTCAGCGACGGCCGCATCGGTGTGTTCATTGGCTGCTCGAAGGGTCGCGGCATCGCCCTGCCCGCGCTTCTGGGCCTCGTCCGCCACGGCGGTATCGGTATAGGTCTTGGCCGAAGAAAGGGTCGCGGCGTCGCCTTGTGTCCGCTCCTCGGCTTCCGCTGCGACAGATGTGTCGGTATAGGATTTGGCCGAGGAGAGTGTCGCGGCATCGCCCGCGGCCAGCTCCCTGCGGATCGCGGCCTCTTCACCTTTGGCACGTTCGATCTCGGTGTCGAGTCTGCCGTCGAGCGCCTCGATGTCATTTTGGACCTCATTGAACGCCTTCTCGGAGGAGGCTACATGGACGGAGAGGTCGTCGGTTACTTTCTGCACTTTCTTCTCCAGCTCCCGTCCCTCGGCCGTATTGTATTTCCCGTTAAGCTGATCGGTAAGCCCCTCGACCCCACTCATCGGGATTTTGTCCTCGGTCTTATGGAAGAAGCTGTCGAAGAGGTCCGAGAACTGCTCGGCCGTCGGGTACATTCCCCGGCCGAACCATTTGCGCAGCTGCGCACGTACTCTGATTGCCATTCTGTAATCGCGTGATAAGAGTTTTACTTCGTCCGCATGACATAGGCCAGCGTATAATAGGGCGGGCGGTTCTCGTGCGAACCGCCGCCGCCCGTGCGGTCCGTTGTTCCGAAAGGCGTCGTGCGGTCATGCCACGATACGGCTTCGGGATAAGAGTTGCTGCCGCCGCTGCGCCAGCTGCCGTTACCTCCGGTCCAAAGATTCTCCCCGTGTGCGTGCGAAGGTATCTCATCGACGGTGAGCGTGTGTTTCTTCTCGCCGCCCACCTTGCCGTAGCTGCCGTAGTCGGCATCGCTGACGTTGTAACCCACCACGAAGCGGCCGCGCAGGTCGGGCAGGCGGAAATAGCCGCTCGTGGTCGAGAGTTTCCGGCCGTTGCAGTCGTAGGCGTTGTTGTAGGTGCTGCCGATGGCCTTGTAGAGTTCGGGGTACTCCGACTGCTTGAGCTGCTGCCCTTCGCAAAGGGCGTAGCCGTCGGGAATGCGGGATCCTGCCCAGATTTCGACCATGCCCAGCGGCGTGCGTTGAATCTTGGCCAGGGCGGTCTGCAACGCCACGATCTGCGCTTCGAGCTCGGGCAGCGACTGCGCCTCGCGGAAGTCCGCCCATTTGTAGTTCTCCTCGCCGACGCCCGGAGCCAGCGACCGCTCGACGTAGGCCTGCGGATATTCGTACCCCTGGGCCTGTACCGGGATCGCGGCTTGTTTGAGGCACATACCGCCCGAAATGGAGCCGCCCTCCCAGTAAATGACCTCACCCTCTGGAAAGTCCTTTGTTTTCAGAAAAACATAACCCGCCTTGCGGCGCGTGCCGTTCTGCTCCTCCTCGCAGCCCAGCAAAATAGTCTTGTCTCCGGCAAGGTTGCCGAGTACTTGCAAGAGCGCGATGTTGGTCTGCAAGGCGTCCAGCGTCTCGCAATCGACCGGGAAATTCTTGTTCGGTTGCAAAAGGAATCGTCCTACCGTCTGTTTCATTCTCAAATGTAGTTTATCGAAAACCGTTTCGACGCCAGTTTGTACGTGCCGACAATAGCCCGCAGGCGGGAGGCGTCCACCGTGTCGTATAGCGAAATCGGGATGTTCACCCAAAAATCGAATCCGTTGATCCCGCCGAAGCCCCGGCGGTTGATAATAAAAGCCCTGCCCGTGTCGCGGGTCGGCAGCAGGAAGGCCTGCTCCTCCTCTCGCTTGTGAAGCATCAAAACACCCGCGCTCGCTGCCTCCTCCGTGATCGTGATACGCCGCTCGATCGGGTCGAACTGGTCATTCAATACCGCCCGTAGGTAGCACACCTGCCCGTTGTGGGTAAGGCGGTAAACGGTATCGCGGCGGAACAGCACGAAACGGGTATGCAGGTACCCCAGCGGCGAGACCATTGCATAGGCGAGCGTCGCAAGGAGCGGTTTGCGCCAGAACGTCGGCAGCAGGAGCAACGCGAAACGCTTGATATTTACCTCGTACTTACTCATACACGTACCTGTTTATCGTTATCGTCCCCGCCTTGAAATAGCCCGCGACGGGAACATGCCGGGCGTTGATCGGAACGACTGCCGTTTCCCCGTTCGCCGAGGTCGTCGCGCCCCGGAACTCGACGATCTTCACCCCCTCGACTTTCTGCAACTCATCCACGAGTGCCATGTCGTATATTCGCCGTTGAACGGGAGGTCCTCGATATATGCCCGCACCGTCTCCCGGCACGCGCCCTCGACCTCCTCGGGCAACAGCATCGGATCGTAATAAATATCGACCTCGCAGTTGAACGTGTCGGCGTCGATATTTACCAAGTTGATGCGCACCCCCGCGTCCTTGAACTCGGCGATATATGCCGCGAGCTGCGTTTCGGTCTCCCCGTCCAACCTCTGACGTACCCCGCCGTTTTCTCCGGCAACCTTGATCGTCAACAGCGAAGCGTCGCTGCTTTCGGTGGCCGCCGCATATTTCACCACACGCGCCGCCTCTATGTCGGCATCGCTCATGCCCGCCGTGTCGTAATAGTCCGTATCAGCCACGAGGATTTTATCTTTCATAAAGGCCAGCACTTTGTCACGATACCATTTGGGGCGGTGCGGCAAAATCTCCTCGATACACGAGTTCACCTCCCGCCTGTGCTCGTCGAAAAGGCTCTCCACGATCCACGCGGCGCAGGCGAAAATGTAGAACAACACGCTTTCCACCGACGCCTTGCTGAAATGCGCCGTAAAGCTGTCGCCAGCCTCGAAGCCGTAGGCACGCGCCACGTCCTCGTTGCGCATGAAATCCCCGGCGATGCCGTCTTTTATCTCTGCAATAGTCCTCGCCATTAGCTCACTATAAAATCAATTTCAATTCCCATAAAACCGATACCCCCGTAGGGCACACACGCCAAGTCCTCCGCCGAAATGTCGGTCGCCGGGCGGACGCCCCGCGCCTCGTAACGCCCGAGAACCAGTTTATCGACCACCGGGGCGGTCTCGAGCTCCACGTCCGGGGCAAGCTCGCCCGATACCGGGATGTCGTTTTTGATCGACATGCCGAGGGCACCTTCCACGCTGCCGCTCGTTTGCAGCGCGACGTCGATAAGGCTCTGTCTGTCGAGGGGTTTTATCTTGTTCATTACTCTATCGTTATGCGGTTGTCGTCGATCGAAACGCGCGAAACCGGAACCCCGCACGTTTGGAGCATCTGTTTCGCGTTGTTGCTCCAAAGCGGATCGCCATTGCCGTTTGCCAGTTTGGTAATCTCGGCACCCACGAGCGGGTGTTCTTTCAACTCGCCCCGGGCTGCCAAAAGCACGCATTCGGCAACCTGTTCGGTATTGTCACCGAGTGCCAGCGCGCCGTCCTTGACCTGCAAATCGCCCGTGTCCGGGTCTATTAACATTCCAACCATTCGATCAATGTTTCACTTTTTCATCCTCGTAGTCCGATACCGCGACGCTCGGGTGTTGGCTCGTGATTGCCGGAACCATGACCGGAGCGGGGTTTGACTGCGCCGTTGCGCTGCCCGCCACCGCAACGACACCCGTCGGAATCTCGTGCGTGTGGCTGTTGAACGCCGAGATAAACTCGTTGAGCTTCTGCGTGAGCTGCTCGATCTTTACCATGCCGCCCAAACCGCCGCCGTTGATGACAACCCCCTCGGGACTGATCTTTGCCGTCGTGTCTCGGACGGCAATATCGACCTGCCCGTCCATTATCTCCGCCGAGGTGTCTCCGATTTTGAGGTCGATTTTATCGACTTTCTCCGCAAGGACGACCACCGCCACCGATGCCCCGAGAAACGACACGACGACGTAGCTGCCGACCGCAGGAAACAGCACGACGCCCTCCCCGCACTCTTGGTTGGCTTGCAGGTTCACGCCCACGAGCGGCGCACCCTCGTCGAGCGGGGTGCAGTCCACCGTGCGGGCGTCCTCGTCCACCGCATCGACCGTGCAGACCTTGCAGTACGGTTCTGTGCCTGCCGCCGCCATTTTCCGGATTGCTTCCTGTATCGTCATTCTGCCACTCTCGCCCCGAGGGTGATTTCCTGTCGGAAACCGCTCGGGGAGTATTTTATTACGTTTTTCTGTACTTGATAGACGCCTTTGCGCTCGCCGTCGATCTTGATACCCACGTTGTCGAGCTTATCGACCAGCTCCGCGCCAAACGTCGTAAACGACCCTACGAGACCGTCACGTTTCAGCCGTTCGAGTTCCTGTTTCGCCCATGCCTTTAACTCCGCCTCCTGCTTGTTGTAGGTGTGCAGCGTCCGGGTTTCCCCGTCCGTGTCGCCCACCTCGACCCGGATTTTCTTGTTGTTCGGCATAAGCGAAACCGCCTTGACCTTGATTTTCACGTCGGCGGCATTCTGTACTTTGAGCTGCGTGTCGTCGATAAGGTTCAGACCCGTCGCAAAGACCTGTTTAGGACTCTTGCCCCGTTCGAACAGCACACCCGAGTACAACACAGGTTCGTCGTCCTCGATGCGGATAAACGACCGCACCCCAGCGTGATCTTTCAACTGTCCCAAAAGTGCGCTCAACGTGTCAGCCGTAACGCGGTACTGCCCGATCGACTGCTCCCCGAAAACCTTGTACCCGATGCCGAGTTTTTGATCTTTGAGGATTTGCCCGATCGTGGCGTCCTTGTACGTGAGCTTCTTCGCCTCTCGCTGTTTGAGACGGAACATGTAATCCTCGCAGGTGATCGTCGTCGGGGTTTTCAGCCCGAGAGTCGTTATGAAACCTCGGAAAGCGAATTGCAGGTCGCCGTCGTACCCCAGCCATACCGTCACCTCATCGCCGCGCTTGATCGGAAGCGTACTTTCACCCTGCCATTTCACTTTTTTAGGCAACTGCAAAACGCACGTGTCCGTGAGCGTCTCGATGTCGCGGGTGATCTCCACCGAAGCGACCTTATCGAAAACCCACGTTTTCGCGCTTCTGATCTCTATTTTTGCCGTTAGCCTAAACATTATTTAACCGCTTTTCAAATGCCGTTTAATATTCGGTACTCTTGATTACATAATCCTCGTCCGAGAGTGCCCGCACCTCGATCGTCTGACGATTCGACGCCGTTTCCTGTTTGAGTGAAAACCGCGTGACGACCATACGCCCGATGCCGAAGATCGATAGGAACACGCTCGTCACATCGACCGCCTTGTTTTCGTCCAAGAACTCCCGTATCTTGCGGATGCCCTCCTTCGGGTATTCGTCCACGATCTGCCCGTTGGAATCCACTGCGACAATACCGACACTTATGCTGATGTCATAGTCGCCGTTGCAGATGTACTCCTTGATCGTACCGTTCAGACCGACGAGCGTCGTGCGGACGATGTGTTTCTCCTGCGTGACGGTGACGACCGCATCATTCACGACCAGCGTTTCGCCGTTTTCCTTGCACAAGATCAGCTCCGTGAGCACGTAACGGCTCTCCCAAAACGTCCGGTCGGTGATCGGCGTTGCGACCTCTGCCCCCTCGATTGTTCCGTCGTGTCCTTTCCACGAGGGAACCTCCTTGTTTACCTGCGAGGGGACAAGGTGCGCAAGGGCAACACGAGCGCGACGGGCGACACCCGCCGCCACGAACTCAAAACTTATAGGGGACAATCCGCTCATTACATTGCATAGTTTACGTCGTTCACCGCCCCGGTCAGAGCCTCCGCGACCATTTCCTTTACCTTGCCGATGTCCTCGTGCATGTTGGTCGTGTGTATCTCGAACTTGTCGATCACCTTCTCGATCGTGACGTTGATGTTTTTGATTTTATCCGCCTTGTCCGGACTGCCGCCGATGCCCGCCAATCCTGTCGAAATAGCCCCACCGCCCGAATCCGGAGCGACGACGACTGGATCGTCCGTGTCGCCCGCCTCCGCTTTCTTCTTGGCTTCCTGCTCCGCCTTGCTGCGTGCCATTTCACCCTCGTAAGCGTCATTGAATGCCTTGCCGACGCTGCTGCCGAACTCCGAGAACCCGCCTTTCAGCCGATTGATCGCCTCCTTGATCCCTTTACCGTCGAGCGAAAACGCCGCTTTGATAAGGTCGCCGATAGACCCGAACACGTTTTTTGCCAAATTCCAAATACCCTTGAACGTGGCGACAAACGCGGCACCGAGACCTTTAAGCACGGCACGGAACTTTGCCGAGGTATTCCAAAAATAGACGCCCAATGCGATAAGTCCCGCGATTGCGGCGGCAATCCAGCCGATGATCGGGATGTTCATAATAGCGATACCCACAGCCCGGCACGCCGATACCGCCGCGACCTTGAACGTGGCAAAAGCTCCCGAAGCGATGCCCGCGAACGTCGCCGACGCCGTGCCGCCCGTGACAAGGGAGAGCACCCACGCCCCGAGAGCCTTTATACCCGAGAGCAGCCCCACCGTTGCAAAACGAACGACGGCGGCGGTCGCCCGGGTGATGTTCCCGAGGAATCCGATAGATACCATTTGCCCGGTACGGAGTTCGGCGTTCATGAAAAGCAACTGGTAACGCGCTGCCGTCACCACACGCGAAAGAGACGAGAACACACCCGCGAAATTGATACTCTTTACCAGCGTCATAGCCTTGCCGACGCCCATAATAAGCGGCATAAGCTGCGAGAGCGGAACGAGCGAACCCGCGACCGTTTCGACCCAAATGCCGAAATCTCCCGTCGCGTTGAATATCGAAATGCGGAAATCATCGAACCGGGCTTGTATCCGGGCTTTCTTCTCGTTGTACGATTCCATGATGATCCCCGCCTGCTCGAATGCCGTATTCGTTCCGGAAATGACGTCCGTGTAACGATTCACCTCGTCGATGCCCTGCACCAGAGCCATTGCCGCGTTGCTGTTCTCACGCCCGAACAGTTTCGTAAACAAAGCCGTATCGTCGAGCACGGTTTTGAGGGGCTGCAACCGCTCCGTGAGGGTTTTCGACTTGTCCGTGAGTGCGTTTATATCCACACCCGCCGCCGTGAGCTCCTCCTGCACGTCTTTCGGCAGAAAGCGCCCGGTGGCGAGTATCGACATGACGTTTCGCAGGGCGACACCGCCCTCGGCTCCCTTTTTGCCCGCTTTGTCGAGTACCTGTATCGCGGCATTCGTCTCCTCGAACGATACGCCCGCCGCCTTTGCAGCCATACCGCATTGCTCGAGCGCGACTTTGATCGTCGGCAGCTCGGCGGAACCCGCCTGTCCCGCCGCCGCCATGACGTTCATCATCTGCGCCATTTTGCGGCTCGCCTCCATAGGATCGGCAAGCGATACCCCGTACTGGTTCATCGCCGTTGTGAGCACCTCGGCGGCAGCTTTCGCGTCTCCGCCCATCGTCTTGCTCAATACGGCGATATTGTCCCCCATAGCTTTGAGGGCGTCCGGAGTTTTGGCAAGTTCCGGGGAGAGCTGCGAGAGCAGCAGTTTGTACGATTCGACGCTCTGCGCTGCCGAACCGCCGAACGTCTTTGCCGCATCACGCGCGTAGCGCTCGATCGTTTTGAGGCTTTCGCCCGTCTCGCCCGAAATTGCCGACAGGTCGGCGAGCGAAGCGTTGAGCGCGGCACCCGGGGCGAGCGTTTCGTCCACCGTGCGCGAGAACCCCTCGACAAACTGCGATAGCTGGTTGAACGCGACAACCTTGCCAGCAAACGAGTCCCATATCCCGGTAGCCTGCTTTACGGTATTGTTCAATGCGGTAACATCCCCCGTAATCTGCTGCGCAGCGGTGGAGGCGTTTCCGGTGATGTTGAACGAATAGTTAAAAGCGTAGTCACTCATTCTCTGGAGTCTCGAATAATTTTGCTAAAATCTTGGCAAGGTTGGTCAGTCGCCTCCCCTCGATCCATACAGCCTCGGAGAAACGCTGCGCCCACTCCTCCTCGGAGAGTTGGCGCGGGTCTATGTGGAAATTCGCCCGGATCAAGGCGCACCCTTTGGCGATGTACTGCTCCCCGTCGTTATCGCTCAGTTGGTACGCCTCTACACGTTTTTTAAGGTACCCACAACACGGTCGAACATCGCCCCGAGCTGTTTAATAGCCGCCATGCGTACCAGCGTGTCGGTTTTCATTACCGGATCACCGCCGAGCCAGCAGTTCTCGAACATGACCGAGGTACTTTTCACCTCGTCCTTTTTGGTCAGTTGGTTTACCGCCGACATGGTTTCCATGCTCGGGCGGCGGAAATAACCGACAAACAGGTCGCCGTCATCCTCGACCTCGATCATGTGTACCTTGCGGTGTTCGCCTTTCCACACCTTGACCTGCTCGTCCGACACACCGCCGTTGCAGATGTTGAGCGTCTTTACAGTCTCTCCGGTGTCCTTGTCCTTGTAGGTTCTCACCCCGTCCTTGTCCGTGAACACGAGCGTGCGGACTACTTCGCCTTTGGCGTCCTTGATCTCCTCGGTGTTGTTGTTCTTGTTCATAAATTACTCGATAAAAAGGGGCAGGCAGTCACGCCCGCCCCGGTTAAACTTGCTGTTACTTGTTGTGCCACTTGATATGCGAGGGCACCAGCTCGAGATCGACGAGCTGCCGCGTGTCCCCCTCTTTCCAGTTGCGGGCGTTCTTCTTGAAACGGCAGTTCATAATCTTGTCGGTTACGATCTGCCCGTCCTCGGGGATGTACGCCACAACGATAGGGAACGGTGCGAGGTCTTGCAACCGCCCGGTCGGGCTTTTCGCCTGCCAGCCGATCACCTCGCCCATTGCGACGGTGATCTTGGCGCTCGGGGTTACTCTGCCTTTGGAGTACGAGACCGGGAAACGCCCCGCCCCGTAGTGGTTCTCGACAACTTGGTCGTCGCCGTACTCGATCGCCGTAATTCCGACGACAGGCACGCCCCCGACGGTCGCCGTGATGTCGCCCCACGAGTATTCGATACCGTTGATAAGAGGGATTAAATCCGTTGCTTCTGCCATTCAGCCGATTGGTTTATGCTTTTTTTGCAAAGCCGATTTTACATCTGATCCTGCGCAATACCCCGACGCCTACCTGCTTGATGACGAACTCCAGCTCGGAGGTCGATAACACGTCTTGATCGGGGTCGATTTCTACCAACATGCCGCTCAACTCGCCCGCTTTCTGCATGTCCTCGAGCGGCTTGTTCGCAAGCTCGGTGAGGTATTCCACCTCGTAGGAGGCGAGTTGCCCGGTCTCCGCGTTCACGTAGAGCTCGCCGCCGAGTTTCGGGAGCAGGGCTTTACGGATGCCGCGAACCGCCTTGTCCATAGTACGGACGTTCTCGATATAGGCGTAATCGCTCACCGCATCGTCCATTGTGTGCGAATCGTTGAAATACGAATCGGCAAAGCCGTCGTAAGTCACGAAAAACAGGTAACGCGAGACGTCGAGGTTCTCAACGATCGCCGTGTCGAGGGAAAGCCAGCAGCGTTTCCGTCGCCGAACGCAGGCAGGTCGATACCCGTCGGGAATTTCTCGACCGAGGCGATCGACTGGTGTACCGCCGCTTTGGAGGTGATGCCCAGCCACACGCCGAGCCCGGAAACCGAGGCTTTCCCCGTGTTGCCCTTGTCGGCGTACAACTGCGCCCCGACACCCTTGCCTGCCTGTCCGATGATGACCGAGACATTGCATTTCCCGGCTCCCGCAAGGCTCGACGGTAGCGACGTGACGGAGGCGACTTTCGGAGCGTAACCGATTGAGAGCGGACGGTCGTATTCCTGCAAATAGGTGGCGATGCCCTGCAACGCCGTGAGGTCGCCCGCATCGAGCTCCTTGTGCCCGCACCACACCGCAACCTGCCGCAGAGAGCCGCCCGCGTAGTTTTGCAGGCTCTTGACCTCCGAAAAGGTGTAGGTGCCGCCCGTAGGCTTGGCGAAAAGACCGACATACAGGCTGATGCCCGGGTTGAGACGGTAAATTTCGCTCAAATGGTAGTGCAGCATCCGGATTTCCCACGCCGCGCCCTCGTCGCTGGTGATGCCGAGTTTCTCGGCGGTCTCGATCGAGGAGCACGCCTGTATGCGGTTCTCCTCCGAGAACCCCTCCGGCAGAGCCGTCACGTAGGCGAGGAACCCGCTGACGTGATCCTGTCCCGCCGCCGTCTTGGGGATGTTGCCGTTGGTGCGTTCAAATTTGATACTCTGCATTCGGCTATCTCTTTACGGGCGTTACCGCCTTGTTGTTGAGCGTGCGGGCATGGTTGTCCGCGTCGTTTTTCTCGTAGAACCCGCGACCGTCTGCCGTCATGTACACGACCGACATATCGGGGTTGCTTTTGAGCAGGGCTTTGCCGACCTTCTGCACGGCGTCCGAAACTTTCGGCTCCGATTTTTTGGTCGGGGTTTTCGCTGCGGGTTCTGCATTGTCGGCAGCACCGCCCGGGGTCGGCTGCTTGCCTCCCGCCTGCGGCTGATCCGTCATGCCCTCCCCGGTGTTGTCCTGCGGGGGTTCCTGTCCGGTCGGAACAGGTGCCCCGGTCTTGTTTTGCGGGTTCTCCGCCTTATCTTCTTTTTTTGCCATAGTCAAATGGTGTTTGAATGGTTTATAAATGCCGTTTAAGTTTCCACACCAGCCACACGACCCCCGCAGCGACGGCAATCCCCCCGAGGGTGCAGAGCAGACGTTGCAGGGGATTCAACCCCCGCCGTTCGTGGGTTTCGGTGTCCGTGTCGGTATGCGTACTCTCCCCGCTGGTTGTCTGTAATTCCGTTTTGGCAGCTTCGCGGCTGCTTGATTCGCCGGATAGTTCCCTGTGTTCGTCGATCGTCTGCCCGGTGGTCTGCGTCTGCCGCCCCGCATCCGTCTTGCGCCGCGTTTGGGTGGTTTCCCGTTTGAGCGGCGGCGTCCCCGTGACGGGATCGGTCGGTTTGTCCGTGTCGTACTCCCGCACGGTGGTCGTTACCTCCTCGTTGCTCGTCAGCTCGGTTGTCGTTTCGGTATCGGTCTGTTCGTGCCGATCGCCGACCGCTTCCAAACTTTCGGTGTTGCTCGTTTCTGTTTCCTCCCCGTAATCGGCAGCATGTTCGAGGTTACTTGTCGTCGTGCTCCGGATCGTCGCATTCTTTGTGCTTGCGCAACTCGTGAGAAACAGGGCAGTCAGCAGCGTGAGGGCAAAGAGAAATTTTGCCGACGGCTTTTTCCAGTCTTGAAACATTCGTATTCAGTCGTTTTACCTGCACCTCCAAAGGGTGCACGATGTTCTGCATGATAATCTCGTTTCCGACACGCACGATTGTGCAATGAGTACGGAGTTGTTGTTAGCGATTATCGGCATTACTGCGGCACCTGTCACCTCGTGGCTTGCCTCGAAACTCACG